TTAAACTTTATCAAGCTTCTTTAGAATACTCTAGCGATGTTGTCTTCATCGTGTTGAGATAAGGTAAACAATTTTGAGAATCTACTATACACTACGAATATATATGTCGTAAGTATATTTAAAATTGTTATTAATGCGAATGTAAATATTATACTATGTAAACTTAGGATGTACATTACTGTAATGAATACACTACACACTTTAAAAGTTACAGACGCCTGTCCTTGCCATGTTCTTACATAGATGTAGAATAGCAAAAACGACGCTGTAAAAAATGTTAGTAAATTTAATACCAATCTTAAAGGATATAACATCTTGTCCTCCTTTCTCTACCACGGACTCCGAGATTTCGCTTTAAGCCGATTCACTCTCTTACCGTTTCCAAAGTAATCGTGTGCTCCCATCGTAATCTCCTTGTCTTCGCCATTTTGCGTAGAATTATCATATAAACCTTCAGCCATAGAAACAAAGTGCGAATTATCAGTCGCTCTTTTAAACGTGTCCCCTTCAAGGGTTTTAAATCCACTGAAAGTTCCCTCATTTAATGCGTCTATCTTTTTATATTCTAAATCGACCTCTTCTTTTGTAAGACCCTCAAATGGGTCTATCTTTATATCAAAGGCATCTAGTTTATTATAAGATAAGGCATCATCATCTGGAACATTCGGTGGCATGATACCAAACTTAATATCCATATCCATATCTTTATAAAGTACATATAAAGCCATGAGATATGCCATTATAACGTCGTCATGATATCCGGGTAAGTGGTCTATTCTTCCTGAACCAGTTACAGTAAGATTCATAAGCTCTCTTGCAATATCAGGAGAATTAAAATATGTCTTATATCTATTAACTCTAGTATTTAGAATTTCCTTAGTCATAGTCTCACGAACATTGTGGTCGTTGTTAAGACCGTATTGACCTTTAGTTATTCTACCATCAGTTGAGTTAATATAATAAGAAGCGTTAGACGCTGTAGACTCATAATACAAGTTATCAACTATATCTTGACAGTGTTTTAACTTGTCCACAACACCCTTTCCAATACCCGTTCTTTCGACTACTATTATTGCGTTAGGAGTATACTGCCTATAGAAATCAATTATTATCTTTGAGAATATTTCTGTATCTTCAGTATTACTTCTGAATGTAAATAATACCTTGGTAGTATGTGGGTCTACTCCAACCATAGTAGAATAGTCAGACCTATCTGTACCTCCCCCACCTGCTATATCGACTCCTATTACAATCTTTTTAAGTCTTGCTTCTTCAAATCCCGGATAAGTTTGAAATACAAATCTATTATTTAGTATTATCTCTTTTCTCATAGTATTCTTTGTGTATATCTCAATAAGCTCTAAGGCTCTTCTTGAGAATGGCGAACGGTTTAAAACCCTCTTCCATTTAAGCATTACTTCCACATCGAATACTTCTCTATCTAGCTTTCTAAGTCTTTCTACTAGCCATTCTTGTGTAAATCCAAGCTCATTATAAGCAAATGAGCAAAAGACTATATCCTTATTTCCATTTGCTCTCATATACTCTTTTAACTCTTCTTTTGATAAGTCAAACATTACAAGATTGAATTTAACACAATCTTCAAATAAAAGCTTATATAGCCATTCTCCCTCTTTAGTTGTAGCATCAGGTGGAGTAGATGTCATAGTAATATTATGTGGTGCTCCAACCTTATCAGCATTTGCTGCAGCTTCTTCATGAGCAGGTTGAGCTGACCCGTATGCAAACCAGTTATACTTAGACCAACCTATTTCGTCAAATCCTATTTTAACAAGCGATTTTCCCCGTCCAGTCTTCATCGCTCCTTCTTTGGTTTGACCAGTTGTTCCAGCGTATATCTTGTTATTCCAAAGCTTATGATGTATCTCCATAGTTTTTGAGTAATCTTCACAATCCATTATCTGAATATTACCAGATGAGTCTTCTTTAGTTTTGTATCTAAAGAGTTGCATAAAAGATGGAAGAAGCTCAACTATATCTATTACTGCCTGTAAGTTATCCTTTGCTTTAGGTAAGTTATTGGCAAATAGTGCCATTTGTGAATTACGACAAGCAAGGTTCCAACACCAACCAACAAGTGCGTTATCTGTACCAGACTTATAAGTTTGTCTTGGTTGTTCAAGATAATATGTAATATCATTTGCGGTTAAATACATAGATGTAAAAGAACCTATATGGAACTTCATCTTTGTAGGACCTGCTGGAGTTGGTATACGTACTACTTCACGACAGTAATAAATAAGATTAGTTGTAGACTCTTGAATTATAGCTTCCTTTTGTTCTTGAGTTAAATCAGGAGAGAATGGGTCAACGTTATCAAGTGCTGGGTTAGTAAGAAGTAGTGGTAACCACCACCTCTTTACTTTTAAATTAAATAGCACTTTAGCAAAGTTGATTGCATACTCATTACCTGAGTTAAATTGAACTGGTGGACGCTTATTTGGGAATTGTGCCATCAAATCATCATACATCAAATCCATAGTGTTTTTAGGTTCTCTGTCTTGATGTATTACAGCATTTTTCTCAATATCAAAGTTTACATCTATCTGTCCTTTATAATCATATCTTGCTCTAGGAGTATCTGTATCTTCAGGAAGAACAGATTCGTTTGGATTATGCTTATTCATGTAAGCATACCTTGCAGGGTCATCATCTTCATAATCTCCTACATGGTCCTGAGCTACAAGGCTTTCAGCTATACGAATTGATTCAGCGTCAAATCTAACATCTACATTTTCTTCCTGAGACAAGAATTCTCTTATATCTTGGGATACATTTCTTTTATAATTGGAAAATTGTGGGTCTTCAACGTCATCTAAAAATCTATTGAAATCCATTGCCATTTACTATCCCTCATATCCAGACGGGTAAGCAATGTTAATTGTCATTCTTGATTTCTTATGGTCGAACTTACGAGTTTCCTCAATATCCTTTTGAAGAGTGTTTATAACTATCTTAATCGCATCTTGAGCTTCTTTAGTCTTTAGCTTTCTTCTTAAAGCTTGACACTCTTGTAATACAATGTATGCGTTATTAATAGCATCCTTTTTAGAATACTTAGTTGTAATATATTCCATATCTATTTTAGCAATAGATGCTTCTCTTGCCATATTAGTAACTTTCATCATCTCAGCTTCTATTTCATCTTCAGTAAATGTAATAGATTCAGCATACATTCTTATTTCTTTTTTGTCTATCTTAGCTTGTAGAGCTTCTAAGATATCATAAGACTCAGCATACTTTAAAAGCTCTTTTGAAGCAAGTATCTTTGTCATGTCCTTAGGTTGTACTTCGCCGTATCTAAAGTTATTCTCAACTGTACCTTCAAATGAATACTCCATAGACCTAAAGTTTTCAGGAGTTTCCATAAATCCATTATTACAAGCTTTCATTATTCTTGCTAGAATAAAATCAAATGGAGAACCAACTTGTCCTTTACCAAGTATAGATTTTAATACAACTTCTATATTCATAAACTTTGTAGTCATGTGAGTATTTAGAATATTTCTAACAATGTATGCTAGAGTTGTATCCATAGCTTTAATATTCTTTGTATTACCCTTTATAGCATCATTTATAGTTTCATAAATAACAAGGTTACAAAGTGCAAGTCTTAACGCGTGAGCTCTATTACCATATTCACCTTTCTCTCTCCATCTTTCTATAGCAGAGTAATCATTTGTAGTTTCACTCATTCTACCATCATGTGCTCTTACAAGTTCTATAAATGGTGTCATAAGTCTATTAGCACGAAGTATTTGACCTATTCTTGCTGCAAGTTTTCCAAAGTCATTTAGATACTTTATGATAAGAGGAGTAAACTCTTGCATTATCTTTTCATTTAAAAGTCTTTGCTCTATTGTCTCAGCCTTAATCTTATCATTAACTGTATCAAGATATAACTCATCAATTACTATTATAAGTCTGTCAATTCCATGAAGTGTACGAACTGCACTTAAATCTTTTGCTAGAGCTTCAGCTAAATCTAAATCTTCTTCAAGTTCATCATTCTCATCTCTAGTTTCAACTTTAATTTCCATATTTACTTTAGGATAATCAAGAGGAATATTTGTATCTTGAATTATAGCTTCGTAAGTTTTATAAGCTGATTCATAGTCATGTCCTATTTCCCTTCTTGAGTTATTACCTATATAAAAAAGAAAAGCAGGATATATGTCTATCATCTCACTTGGTTCTTCTGGATTAAATCTATCTCTTCTTCTTTTACAATAAGTAAAATCAAGTTTAATACCAGACGCTTTATATATTTGTGAACCTAAAAAATGCAAAGGTTCTTTAAGCATTTCTAATTTATTCATATATTAAAAACCTCCTTGTTTTGTTATAAAAATTAACTAAAGGGGTGTTTGGGACGGTTTTGTAAGCAGGAGCAAATCCCGCCAAATGGAACGAATCAATTTGATTATTTTCTGCCCATTCGATTATTTCATTACACACGATTGGGTAATTGCTTGGTTCTAATTGCCCCCAAGCAGTTTTAAGATTTTCAGGTAATTCGACCAAGTCATATCCTCTTGATTGAATTTCTCCAAGTTGTTCAAGTCCCATTACATGATTGCTGATATTTAACATTCTTTTCATAATCTTCGACCTCCCGAGTCTTCTAAAATTAAATTAAGACATTGACCTAAAGTACCATTTACTTTATTGCCTGTCTTCTATGTTTATTATATATATAATTGAAAATTAAAATGGTGTAAATCACTTCTTATCCCAATCTTCATCAGGGTCAAACCTATTTTCTTTCTCCCATCTAACTTGTGCTTCTCTAGCATTACGAACAGCATCGTTTCCTTTATTTCTTGTAATAGAAGCTCCTTCTGTAACGAAGAAGAAACTCATATCATATTTCTTACATAGTTCTTCAACTTCTTTACATAACTGTCTAGCTTTAGCCAGTTTCTTTTCATTAATACTTTCCTTTTGTGATTCTGCTATAAGTCTTAATATATTTGTATTCATATTATAAAATATCCTCCTCTTTTTTATTATAAAATACATACAGTTCATTACGTTTATACTCCATATAGCCTAGAGACATATATAATTTTTGAGCTTTATAGTTATTAATACCTGTGACAATTTGAATACCTTTATCTTTAGACCTATGTCTCTCATTCCATAATATTTTTTCCAATCTACGAATTACTTTAGCACCGTAACCTTTATTTCTAAATTTCTTATCTATGAATAAAGCTATTATTTCTAAATTTGGGGAATACCGTATTGATGTAAAACCTATGTCTTTACCGTTAAGTAATATAAGGAAGTAAGCCATATCTTTATTATTCATTTCTATAGATATGCCTTCATCTAATTCTTTTTCGGTAAATTCCTTCTTTTTCCTTTTATCTATAGATATCTCGTAATCTTCTAATTCATCAAAATAATGACGGATTTTAACGAAATCTTTTAAAGTATCTTTGTCGTCATAACCTTTAGAAAATGTAACGTGTTTCAATTCTAAATTTTTAAAATCTGGTATTCGCATATTTTTAAACCTCCTAAATGTATTATCTAAAATACAGTTCATAAATACCCCACAAACACCCCACAAACACCCAAATATAATAATTTTAAATAAAGGGGGATACCAAATGTATATTAAAAAAGGAGTACCTTATAATATAGTAAGTGATGATAACTATACAGGAAATAGCTTTATTACTATGGCAGATGTAATAGTTTCCGATATAATACTTGAAGCAATATTCTCAAAAGAGACTAGAGTGAATATTAAAGGATTAGAAACTATGCCCGAATCAAGAAAGTTATGTGAAGATGTACTTGATAACCTAAGAGAAGATACAATCTTATATGATACTGATAAGATTATTGAAATAGATAGCATATACTCATCAGCTCTACAATCTTTAGAAAGAGAGTATTCAGTTTATGAAGTATCAATGCTTGGAGTGTCTTATATTCCTGAAGATTATGGTTCATCTTTTACAGTAATTAAAATGGTAACTTATGAAAATATAGATGGAAATGAACTTCATCAACTTCATTATATACTTCCTATATTTTCAAATGATGTGGTTCTTGCAAAGAATATTAACTTTGCTCTTCATATATCAGGAGATGGACAAGCTGAGTTTATAGAACTTCCAATGATAGAATCGGGAGACACGTATGTACTTGATTCAAGAAGACTTGTAGATATCTGTATAGCTTCTAAAGCTTATTCATTATACTTTACAAACTTAATACAACACAATAAATTATTTGTATTACCAGTAGAAGAATTTGCAACTCAACTTGCAAGACTTGGAATTGTAAACTTTATACCAGCTCAAGGGCTGGGAATATACTTTGATGAGCAAAATAGAACACTTCTTGGAAATCTTACAAGTAATAAGATAATACTTGATAAGTTTGACCCTGAGATGATTAACGCTTCATCTGAAAAGATTGTAATGTATGACAATAGATTATACGCACCTAAGTTTGAAGACCAAACTCTACCTATAACTCTTGAAATATTTGATGCTGGACAAGTTACTTATGCTGGACATTATATGGACGATAACTTTATAGAAGTTATAGATGAAAGAGCAAGACAAAGAGAATATGCTGAAGCTGATACTTCTGAAAAAGTCGGAAGAGCTGTTGAGAAAGCAAAGAGAATACCAAGACAAATAATTGAAAAAGGTAAGAAGATTATGTCATCTTTAAGAAGAGCTATAGTTGAATATAGAAAGGCTAAAGATGATGATTTAAGAGAAAAGCTTATAAATGATGAGTTTATACCAGTTATAGATAATGGTATGCAATGGCTTGTAGGTGGAGCTACAACTTTTGGTATATACTTCTTAGTAGTTGCAAATCCAGTTATAGCACTTCTTGGTGGTGGAGTTGCAAGAGAGCTTAAAAAGATACACGACGCTAAGGTAAGAACTCGTGTTATGAGAATGATTAAAGATGAGCTTGAAGTAATTGATGAGAAAATAAATGATGCTAAATCATCTGATGATAGAAAGCAAAAGTATGCTCTTATGAGAATTAAGCAATCTCTTGAAGCAAAACTTACTTATGTAACTAGAAAGAGAAAATTAGCTTAAGGAGGAATATATGAATTTCTTAGGTAAATTAGAAAATAGTTTAAAACCAAAAGAAGAAAAGAAAAAGAAACTTTATGGAGAAGCAGATATAGATGGCTTTGACGCTTCTATATTTAATCTTCCTGAGGATATGCAAACTGATGTAGCTGAAGTTCAAGCTGAAACTGCTACGAATAATTTAGATGATATTCCAGATGAACCAACCGAAGATGACCTTCCAGAACCTGAGTACGAAGAACTAGATTACGAAACGGCTGATAATGAATTTACTATGGATGAAGAAACTGATGCTGATGCTGGATATTCAGAAGAAGGAAGCGAAGATGAGAATATGTTTGCTGATGGGGAAGATGAGGATACACCAGAGTTTAGAAGAAAGGCAAGAAAGCTTAATAAGTCATTTGCACTTTTATATGACCAATATAAAGACTTAATACAAAAGTTAAAAGATATAGATGCTACGGGAGATAAGGCTACAGTTCTTAATATTATTATAGATGAGTACGAAACACAGCTCCAAGCACTTGTAGACTATGTTGATGATAATGACGATACTTGGGTTATAAGATTTCAAACTTTCGTTGAGTTTAGACTTGCATTTGTGACTCTAAATAAAAAGCTATCTCATATCCAAGAAGATGTCAATATACTTCAATAAAAGGGCGTTTAAAAGCCAAAAATAACATAGTGGTAGTTAAAAATTATTAAATTTAAAATAAATTAGGAGGTAAATAAATATGAATACTACACAAATAAGAACTAGCTTAAAAGCTTCAAATGTTACTGCGAAGACTAAAAAAGCTATTGAAGGTGTAGGAGCAGTGTTAAAGGGATTTAAAACTTATGCTGAGAATCAATCAGTAAACTTAAGTTCACCTTCAGCACCTGCATCTATGAAAGCGAACATAAAAGGTTTCCAAGATGCTTTAACTTCAAAAATAACTCAAGATGTTGCGGTATCAAAATTTGGAAATGACACAAATGGTAAAGTATTGTACGCAGAAATGCAAAGAATAGCAGCTGCAGATATTAATACAATTAATACTAGATTTGCTAATGAAATAAATCTATATTCAGAAAGTATGATGGCTGGGGAATATCACCCATTCCAACTTGCTATATTACCACACGTGTATTTAGAAACTTTATCACAAAACTCAAGATTCTTAATGCCTACAAAGGAATATGTATCTGAACAATTACCACCAAGAAAAATGCTTACAAGACAAGTAGTAATTGATGGTAAAAAATATGATTTCCCTCATTGCTTAAAGAATCCTGAAGTTATGAGAAAATTAAGAAGTGCTGGTTCAGAAGCTTTTGAATATAAATTAACTGACATGACTAAAAAATCATTTAATATATTTACAGAAGCTAACAAAGGTACAAAAGGAGAATCTTCTTTAGTTCCTCAACTTGACATCATTAAAGTTAAATATGCTGACGCTGGAACTGGAACTGATGAAGAAGTAGAAATGAAAGTATCTTCTGTATTACCAGATGCTAATAACTACACAATGGGAAAATTATATAAAGAAGTTAAATCTACAACTGCTGGAGCTAACACAACTGCAATAGTTGCTGCTGAAGTAAACTTCGCAACTGGAGATATCAAAATAGTTCACTCAACTGAAGTTAAAGAAGTAACTTTCAAAGTATATATGTCAGGAGCTTATAATAGACAATCAGCTTCAATAGATATTGAAACTAAACCTATTATACAAGTAATCAAAAACAGAATCAACATGATATTCGATTATGACCCGGGTTCTATGCAAAACTTCTTATCTTTAGAAAATATTGATGGAGTTTTAGAAGGACAATCAATCATATTCGACGTTGTTGTGTCTGCAAAAGACCAATATGCTTTTGATACTTTAAATGGAGTATTAACTGACCTTAAAGCAATGAAAGCAGCTAACTTCGACTTTGAAAACTCAGACTCTGGATACTGGTCATCTACTCACTATACTAAACCGGGTGTAGCAAATGGATTTAGACCAACATCTACTGAACAATGGGAAATAGATGAACTTGGAAGAAGAATAAAAGAAATGCACTCTGTAATGGCTACTAAATTCAAGTCAGTATCAGGAATGCAATTCAACTGGTGGGCTTCTCCTATAAATGTACAAAGATTTATAAGAAGCACTCCTATCATCACTAAGAATGAAAGCTATGGAGGACTTACAAATGAATATGCTGTATACGGACTTCAAGTAGCTGGACAAACTTGTAAAATGGTAGAAACTGAAAGAGCTGAAGATGCTGACGGAATCAAATGTGTTCCATACTCAAATATGGAATCTCAACCAACATTTGAATTCCAACAAGGACCTCACGCTTTATATACTGATGGAACATTCAGAAATCCTTCAAGACCACATATGCCTGCAATCGCATATTATGATTACTATGATTGTAACTATGTATTTGCAATTCTTGGAGAAATCGAAATTTCTGATACAGTTGCACCTTAATAAAAAATTAAGATACTGTCCTTCGGGACAGTATTTTTTTTTTCTTTATAAAAAAAAATAAACTAATATATAATGAGAAGAACGGGAACCTTTGTATGGTGCCAACAAATGTGAAAATTAGACTATTATATTTAACTAATAATGTATTGCGACTCGCACTATATTATGGCACCGTTCCCGTTCTTCTCTACTTATATAATATATAAACAAAAATATGAAAGAAGAACTTGAGTCTTAGACGGCTTTTTAAAAATATAAATAACATTAGTGAAAGCTGGGGATTACCCCAGCGATTTACTAACACTTCCGTAGAATAACTTAAGGGGGAATAAATATGGATTTACATAGTGATAAGATAGAAGTATGTGCACCTTACCTTAATAAAGATATGAAGTATATAGACGCTTTATTGAAGGCTAAGAGTGATACCGTTAGTAAGGTTATAGTTATGGAAGAGTGTAGTGAACTTATAAAGGAAGTATCTAAATCAGTTCGTGATGTAGATAATAAGAAAGAGCTAACTGAAGAGATGGTAGATGTTATAATATCTATACAGATGCTTATGAGAATGTGCGACATATCACAAGATGAACTAGATAGAGAGTATAATAGAAAGATGAAGAGAAACCTACTTAGAATAGAGGATAAACAAAGGATAGAGAGTGCTATCGAAAACTCTTCGTTATACGTCAAGTAGGCTTATTTTAACCAATATATAGGTAGTAAAAGGAGTGTGAGTTTATGGACACATTACTAGAATACTTTAACATAACTCACATATATTCATATACTCTAGGGAGTATGTGCTACATATTTATTTTGGGGATATTGGATTTATGTGATGACTTGAGGTAATACGGGTGTTAATTGGGGGCGTAATGCCCCCAATAAATGCCGTTTACGAACAATTTTTTAGATATTTTAAATAAAAAATAATTAGGAGGTAATATAAATGACTGGAAAGTTGATTACTTTATATGGAGAGTCTTCTATTGAAACTGCTCCAAGAAGTAGAGTTGTTGAAAGAAAGTTTGTCGGAAATCAAATCAAATGGACACAAGAATGTATTACATTTGGAAGACAAACAAGAAACGGTTTTACATTTAATAAAGATGAGTTTATGGAAGCTGTAGCTGACCCATTTGTAGATGATAGAATAAGAGGTAAAAGATTCTATAATGAAATGGACCACCCATCTAAATCTGATTATGAAAGATTTATAACTGTTAATATGAAAGAGATATGCTATAGAACTAATGCTTTCTTCTTTGAAGGAGATAAATTGTATGCTGAGTGTGAAACTATAGATGTTGGTAATGGAAAGCTTTTACGTGCTATGATAGAGCAAGATGCCGAAATAGCTGTATCATTTAGAGGATTTGGTATTCCTAAACCTGAAGGTGGAGAAAAGATAAAACTTGTTGCATTTGATGCTGTATTCCAACCAAGCGATGCTACAGCTTTATCTAAAGAAGAAACTTTCAAAAATAAAATGTATTCTGAAGGATACTCTATGGAAGCTATCATAAATGAAATGAATAAAGCTGGAATGATATCTACAGTTAATGTACCTAAGACATCAGCATTATATGCTGAATCATCTCTTGAAGGTATAACTCCTATAAGAGCATTTAAAGCGGGTGGAGAAACTTTAGGTATAGAATACGCTACTAAAGAAGAAATAGAAAGAAATGCTAAAGCTCAAGGATTTAGAAACTTTATCATTAATTTCTAAGGAGATGATGATATATGAATCCAAATAAACTTATAAAGGGTATAAAGCAAGAATTAGGTATAGGTACATTTATTGTAACTATGTTTTCTGATTATGATTTATACGAAAGAATACTCGCATCCGCACGTATGTGGTTCTCAAGAATATATGCTCATGAGATATATATTCCACAAATAAAGTTCACGAAGGAAATGGCTTATAATGGTAGAGTTCTTACATTTAGAATACCTGAATATATCACAAATGAACTTAAGTTTGAAGGTGTAGGTGTTGTAGATATAAGACATCTTCGTCCAGCTGTTACTAATGTAGAGGGTGATACTGGTATGATGTATATGCCTAATGGTTCTACTATGTATCCACCTGTATCTGATGGTGGAGGATATGGTTCAAGCTTTGGACTTGCCAGTGCTAGTCCATCTTATTATATGCAAGGTATGTCAGCATTTTTAGGAACTGCTCAAACTCAAGCTGCTATGGAGATGTACAGAAAGCCACTCAAAGCTAAGTTTCGTGCTCCTAATATGATTGAGTTTGATGTAAGAGGAGCATCACCTTACGTGGATACCTATGAGCTTAGGATAAAGGTTGGACATCCTAAGAACTTGTATTCTATAGATGAGCCTCATTATATTATGATGCACAAACTAGGTATATATGATGTACAAGAGCTTTTATGGAATAGTGAGCTTAAAGGACTCGATGGTCTATCTAACGGGTATGATAATATTGCTCTTAGAATAGATGATTGGCAAAATGCGTCTCAAAATAGAGCTGAGTATATAAAGGAACTTGAATCTGATATAGTGCTTATGGAAGGTATAAGTTCATACTAGAAAATAAGACAACATATTTCTGGTACACATAATCTATATTGTAAAAAACGGCGACTGGTATATTACTCGAGTTAAGTCCAGTGCGGGTAAGTTGTGTATTGCTTAGTAAACGATAGGCGGGCAAGGGTGCCAGTGCTGAGGCGTCGAAATCGCATACATCGTAAAAAGGGGATTCTTACCCAAGGGTTTTGAATAGTTAGCCTTCAATATAGTGGTGTACCCCGGATTAGTTCTTTTAACTTTTTTAATATAAATTGCTTGTATTCAGAACAAAAAAAAAAAATAAGAAGTGGGCTATATGCCCACTTCTTATTTTAATCTTCTGTGATAAGACAAGACGCACTATAAGGATTTGTATTCTTATAGTCATCTACTATGTGAGATAAGTGGTCATACAGTAGTATTTGTCTACCGTATCCTAAGAACTCCATACCAAAGAATATTGCATCTCCTGAAGCGTAATTGTATTCTTCAGGCATATTTAGGAAGTTTATGTATATTACCTTTCTTCCTAAATATTCTTTAATCTTTTTGTCACTAGGAAGTTCATTAAAGTCCCTAGTGTCAACTTCCTCAAGAGACACACCATTATACAGCATCTCTCTTAAAGTTTCATCTTCCACACCATCTCTAGGTATTATGAAATGGTATTTGTAGTTTGTACATCTACAATTCTCATATCTGTTTCTAAGGTCACTAGGAATATAGTTTCTTAAGATTTGCCAAGGGACATATCTAACAACTGCCGCTAGAGCGTCCCCATTGAAATCTGAGAAGTCAAATTGTTCTAATACTTCTCTTTCCTTTCCTTTATTACATTTGAAATACTCATCTATTATCTCAAATGTAGTAGAAAGTACCTTATTAAGTTTAGGCATCTTTCCACTCTTAATGTCTCTTAATGTGTCAGCCACCACATTAAGTCCTAAAGCGAATACAGTGCTTCTGCAATGGTATTTACCCATCTTAGACTTAGCTGCATCTAAGATTTCTGTGAACATAGGGTCAAGCTCATTATCCCATTGACCTTCGGAATAATGATTGATAACATCAAATTCCCCTATTGCCTTTCCGTCTCCTAACTTTTCACAAGAGACGAATCTCAAGATAACGTAGCTATAATCACTGCGTGCTCTAGTTCCAACTACCACCACATCACCCCTATTTAAAATAAATAGAGCGTGATTATCATTGCTAAGATGTCCACCAGTTCTAATGAAAACTGGTTTTTTCCTTTGAGCAAATTTATCTCCCACAATCACACAGTCAGCGGAGTTTGTCATCGCTCCACCACTTTCCCATAAAGCTGGTAATCCGTTTTTAGTTAAACTTACATTTCTTTTCATAATCAATCGACCTCCTAAGTCATCTAAAAGTTAAATTAAGACATCTACACATTGTATTGTCTTTCTATGATAATAATATATAATTGAATATATAAATCATTAGGAACGTAAAAAAAAAAATAAAGGAGAGGAATAACCCCTCCAATATTTTATTCTTCGGTAGTTAGACTATTCGCTACCATGTATTTAGCGATTTTGTCTATTGTATCTTGGTCAATATTTGGGTCTATAAGACCTCTATTATTATAATCAACAATAGGTTTTTGACCTTTTTCAAATTTAACACTGATACCGTAATAAACTGGATTGTTATGAATATCAAGATAAAAGTCTATTTTCAAGTATGTTTTATCTGCAACATCTTTTCTTTCTTGAAACTCTTTATCAGCTTCAAGAAGTCTAACATTAAACTCTTGATTGATTTGTTCTATAGATGGACTAATGTATAAACCATTAATCAAATCCCATCCGTCCCAGAACTCAAATCCGTACGCAGACGGTTTAACTTCTTCATATTCTTCTTTTACCAATTTACAACTAGCGAATATAACAGCTATAGCATTAACATTTTCCACATTTCCAAAATTTGATTTTCTCATAATCGTTCGACCTCCCAGTCTTAAATTTAGACATTGGAACTCTTACCCTTGTAAGTTTATTCCTGTCTTCTATGTTTATTATATATAATTGAAAAAAAAAACGAGGTAGGGACAACCCCCACCTCATTATTTATTACATAGAATATAGTCTAATACCTTCTAGGTATTTTAATGCTTCTGAAGCATTAGCTTTACATACTATAATTAAGTACACTAAAGCCTTAATGTGGTCACCATCAGCAAGTGCTTGTCTTATAACATGCTCAATACCGAACCCTGCTGTATTTTGAGATTGATAATATCTAAACATTATTGCAGCTGCGTCATCAGCAGATATAATATTAGTATTTATAAATCCTGAGAATACTTCTCTAGCTTGTTGATATATCCACAACGCATAAGTTACAGTAACCTCATTGTAGTTTGAAGTTATTGCACCGATAGTATTATCGTGCATTCTGTATTGGTTATTTGCAACAAGTACATCTGTATTCATTCTTTCATACATTGAAAGTAATACTCCCATATATCTAATATAGAATATATCCTTTGGTGCTACAGTTGCATGATGTGCATAACCTATGATAAAATTCATATCGACTGGTTTTCCAACAGTAGCTTCATAAGATAAAGCATCTATAAAGTCCCAAGCGATTTGTTCAGAACCACCACATACATTTCTCACAAAATGTGATTCTAATTCTTGAAACGCTTCATTGCAACCATAACTTAAATCCTCAGTATCTGAACCTCTACTAACAGCATTTAATACTTCCATTACATATTTCCCATCAACTATCTTTCTTTCTAACATTACTCATCAGCTCCTTTGTATTTACTAACTATTACTTCTTCCTTATTGAAGAATCTGTCTCTTGTAAATTTCTTCAATTCTCTTTCCGCTTCAATTTCCATTGCTTGTATAAGCTTAGCCTTTACATTGTCTATATTGCAATCGAAATCAAATAACATAGTGGATTCTGTCTTATCCACTCTTCCCATAAGCTCTATCATTTCTTTTATGATGCGTTCAAACACCACTCTACCATTTAAAAACCTGTAAAGATTTTGCTCAGCTTTATAGTATGGAACGACGTCAATTCTGTAAGCTTTCTCACACAACATATCGTCTTCACTAAGGTTATATCTTTCGATTATAACCAGCCCTAAAGATTGACTACTATCTTCCTTATTTAAGCCAACGAATAGCTCTTTACTTTCATCAAACTCTAAATGCCGTGAGATACTAGCTTCTATCTTTATAGAATCAAGCTTACCATCTTCAAATTCCTTTGACTTTTTCATTTCCACACTGAATACTTCTTTCAATTTACATCACTCTCCTTTCTTTACGTTATTAAATATATTATTCACAAGACAATATATGTCTGTGTGATAAATAACAGCTTTGCCACATAACAAACCATCACCATTACGAACTTCATCTATAGCATCTACTACGTATTTATTTTGCAGTAACATAGCGGCTAAGTTTTCATCATAATCTTTACCAAATTTATAATCTATCTTATTATCTGAAATATAGATGAATAATATCTCTTTATGATTCTTATAATAAGCTATACCATTTTCGATATATCTTTCTCTTGTAGATACACGAATTTCTAGTTTGTTATCCATTTTCTTTCTTTCTATTAAAGCTTCCTTTTCCATTATACTTCCCCCTTAGCTCTCTCTAAAGTATTTCTAAGAGCTCTTGTGTAACTTGCCACAAGTATTCTAGGAACATAACAAGCTATCCAATCATCAGCTAAGTCAATCATAGCTTGTATCTCTCTTGTAGAGTGTGTAGAATACTGTGTATCGAAATAGAATACATTCATAAGCTTTGCTACAAAGTCTATATCAAAGCCATCTTTTGCTTTATCAGTAAATTCTGAGGTAAATCTTGTAATTGCATTCACTGACCTATCGTATGCTAAGTCTTTATTGTCTGCGAATACTTCAAGCAAGTAATCCTTTTGATACTTAGACAGTAGTGGCATAGATGACGTGCATACAGGCTTATTAGAATCACTAACATAATCTGCTATCATTGAAGCCACAGCATACAGTTCAAGTTTTGAATGTCCATAATTTGTATTTACTTTCTCATTATGAACTTCTAACTTACAACATTCTTCAAGCTCATGTAGATGCTTATTATAAAGCTCTATGACGTCTTTTAACTGCTCCTTGCTAATTAGGTTAATGTAGTTAGACGATTGTGCTGCATAGCCTGTAGCATAGCCTACAACGGCTCTACGAGCTTCTCTGGCGAAGACGTCATTTTCAAAGTAATCATACCACAATTTCTTTAGAAGAATCATATCTTCATCAGT